AAAAAAAATAGCTAAGTAAACTAGGAGTTATAGATGAGTATAAATTATAGAGGTGAAAAGTTTGCAGGATATAATAAACCTAAGAGGTCTTCAAAAGGTAAAAAGTCTCATGTAGTTCTTATTAAAGATAATGGTAAAGATCGAATGATTAGGTTTGGAGAAAAAGGAGCGTCTACTGCAGGTAAACCTAAAGCAGGGGAGTCAGCAAAAATGGTAGCTAAACGTAAATCATTTAAAGCAAGACATGGTAAGAATATAGCTAAGGGTAAGACAAGTGCTGCTTACTGGGCAGATAAAGTTAAATGGTAACTATTAGGGAATTAATATGACATATTTAGAAATTGTAAATTCTGTTCTTAGAAGGTTAAGAGAAGAAGAAGTATCTGCTCTTAATGCAAATGAGTACTCAGCCCTAATAGCTGATTTTGTAAATGTCTCAAAACAAGAGATTGAAAATGCTTGGGACTGGTCTGTACTTAGAAATACATTAACTGTAACTACAGTAGATGGAATTTTTAACTGGATTCTTAACGATTCAGGAACAAGGTTTAGAGTCTTAGATGTTTATAATGCTACACATAAATGTTGGTTATATGTAAGACCTACTAAATGGATGGATGAACGCTTTGCCTTTGTTGATACTGTTGCTAAAGCTGCTCCTCAGTTCTATGCTTTTAATGGAGTAGATTCTAATGGAGATACACAAGTAGACTTATATCCTATTCCAGATAAAGAATATGAAATACGTTTTAACCTTGTTCAACCTCAAAAAGATTTAATAATAGCATCAGATACACCTTTAGTTCCTTATCAATTAATTATAGAAAGTACATTAGCAAGAGCTATAAGTGAGAGAGGCGAGGATGGTGGAAATAGTGCTCAAGAGTTTAAATATAATAGATTACTTTCAGATTATATTGCTATAGAAGCTGGTACAAGACCTTATGAAACTATCTGGGAAGCAGTTTAATGACTTCACCTTTAGTTCCTATTAGTTTATTATCCCCTGGTTTTCTAGGTTTAAATACTCAAGACGCTAAGGTAGGGTTAGATAGTGGATATGCGACCACTGCTAATAATTGCATTATTGATCAGTATGGTAGACTAGGTAGCAGAAAAGGGTATGTTAATTTAACAACAGATAAAGGTACGTTAACAACAGATTCTTATATAGAATCTATTTTTGAGTTTAGTGATAACTTAGGTGAAATTTATGTATTATCTGCAGGAGATGGAAAACTGTTTAGTGGTACTACAACACTAGTTCCACATCGTCCTAAAGCAGCAGATCAAACAACAGATGTAGCAGGGACTTTTAATAATAATAGATGGCAGTTTTGTTCAGCAGCAGTAGGTAGTGGGACTGGTGCTATTGTATCAGGAATAGCTACACAAAAAGGAAATCCAGCATTAGTATGGAGAAGAACTTCTGGCTCAGGTGCTTATATATTTCAAGAGATAGGTGTCTTTGGTAGTAAACCTTCAGGTAATACAGTATTTGATCCTGACTGTTGCTTAGCTGCTTTTGGTAGAGTATGGACTGCAGGAATCAGTGCTAATAAACATACTGTTTTTTATAGTGATTTACTTGATCCAACTAATTTTAGCACAGGTACTTCAGGTCTACTTGATATTAGTACTGTAGTAGGTAACAATGATGAAATAATAGGATTAGCACAACACAATAATTTCTTAGTTATTTTCTGTACTAATAGTATTGTAGTCTATGGAAGTAAAGGTACTTCAGCAGTATCAGGAATTAATCCTCTTACTATGGAACTAACTGATGTAATAACAGGAGTTGGCTGTGTATCTAGGGACTCTATACAGGCTACTGGTACGGATTTAATTTACTTATCACAGTCAGGTATCAGATCTCTTAATAGAACAGTTACAGAAAATTCTATGCCTATGAGAGAACTATCTCTTAATATACGAGATGACGTTACTGACTATCTAGCTTTAGAACCAAATACAGATAATATTAAATCAGGATATTTTGAAAAAGAAGCATTTTATATCTTGACTTTTCCTTCAGCAAAGATTATAATATACGTAGACTTACGAGTAACTTTACCTAATGGTGCAGCTAGAATAACTACATGGTCATTAAATAATGGTAATGTTTATAAAGCTTATGCTTCAACAGAATCTAGAAAGTTTTATTTTGGAGTACCTAATGGTATTGGAGAGTACTCTGGATATCTTGATGATACTTCAAGTTATGAATTAGTATACAAATCTCCTTTCGCAGATGTAACAGGAGGAGTTGTTCAAAAGTTTCTTAAAAAAGCTAAGTTATTAGTTATAGGTTCAGGGGAACAAGATTTTACATTTAAGTATGGATATAATTATACTTTAAATCCTAGAACAGTTGTATTAGCTAGAAATCTAGGAACAGGTTTATATGCTAAGTTTGCTAGTACTACTTCATTATTTGCAGTAAGTAAATATTCTTCTATTGGAATAGGAGTACAAGAAATTAGAGTACCCCTAGGAGGTTCAGGAGATACCTTTGCTTTTGGTATTAATGCAGTAATAAAGGATGATGCTTTAAGTATACAAAAGATTGATTTATTTTTAAAAACAGGGAAAAATTCATAATGAGTGATTATACTAAGACTACCAATTTTTTAGCAAAAGATTCTTTACCAGATTCAGATACTGCTAAAATTATTAGAGGTTCCGAGTTTGATACTGAGTTTAATAACTTAGTTACTGCAGTAGCTAGTAAAGCTAATACGCTTTCTCCTATCTTGTCAGGAATACCAACATCTCCTACAGCAACAGCAGGAACTAGTACGTTACAAATAGCTAGTACTGCCTTTGTACAAACAGCAGCTAATTCTGCTTTTCCTTCTGGTGGTATTATTATGTGGTCTGGAGCTGTGTCAGCAATACCTTTAGGTTGGGTACTGTGTAATGGAACAGCAGGTACTCCTAATTTACAAAATAAATTTGTATTAGGAGCTGGAGATACTTATGCAGTAGCTGCTACTGGAGGTAGTGCAAATGCTGTAGCAGTTAACCATACTCATACAGCTAGTGTAACAGATCCTGGTCATAGACATTTAATTAGTTATCAATCTACTGTAGGTGGTCCTTCTTATGGCTCAAGTACAACTGGTTCGTCAGCAGGCTCTCAAACAGAATCAGCAGTAACTGGAGTAACAGTAACTGTAAATCCATTAACTGGTGAAGATGGTATTAATAAAAACTTACCTCCTTACTATGCTCTTGCTTACATTATGAAATCGTAGTTTATGGATGAACAGTCAGCAGCAAGATTTAAAGAAAAAGCTAATAGTGAAATAGACTATACAAACCTTATAGAAAATGAACATGGGTTTATGAGTTGGAAAATAGATGGAGATAAGTTTGTTTGTATTACTGTCTATGGTGATGGTCAGTACTGGGATAAGTATATGAATGAGTTAGCAAAACAATTTGGGTGTAAAACTATCTTAGGTGGTACAACAAGAAAAAGTTACAAAGCATATGTAAGGAAGTATAATTTTAAACTAGTAGGATATATTCTAGAAAAAGAGGTGATATAAAATGAGTAAGTTTATAGGTGACATTACAGGAACAAATAAGGCAGCTAAGAAGGCAGCACAGTCTCAAAGAGAAGCCGCAGACATGGCAAGGTATAGTCCTTGGAGTGTCTCAGGATCTTACTTTGGTGATGCCTCTTTTAATAAAAATAACCAAACAGCTAGTTATAATTTATCTCCAGAGTTAACACAACTTAGAGATATGTTTATGGGGGAATCTTTTGATTTAGCAGGGGATGCTTCTGGTGCAGCATATGATGCTACTGGCATGAGAGATTATGGTAGGTCTTTGTTTAATACAGCTGCCGCTAGTGACCCTAGAGACGCAGGTAATCAATATTATAAAGATGTATTAAGTATTCTAGAACCTGCAAGAGTAAAGGAACAACAACAATTATCTACAAATCTATTTAATAGTGGTAGAACAGGTGCAGCTGTGGCAGCTCCTGAAGGAGGTGGTTATATTAATCCTGAAAGAATGGAATATTTAACTGCACTAAATAGACAAAATGAGCAAATAGCTTATGATTCATTAGGGCGAGCTAGAGTTGAACAACAAGAAGATATAGATAGGGGTATAGGACTTTATGGTTTAGCTGATACTATTAGAATGTCTCCTTATACAAATTCTAATACCTTGTTTGGTATGGGTTCAGGTGTTGAAATGATGGGACAACAACCTATGAATCAAGGTATTGCTTTAGGTAGTGCATCTCAACCAGGTAATACAGCTATGTCTCAAGGATATAGTAATGCTGCTAATACACAAATGAATGCTTCTTTAGCTAATGCAGGTATGTTTATGAATTTACTAGGTCAAAGTGCAGGTAATATAAATTACAATAAGGGTGAATTTAGTTATGGTGGTGACTCTTAACAATAAGGAGAAATAAAATGGCAACAATAGAAAAACTATTTAACTTTGAAGAAAGACAACAAGCTCAAGATATCTTAGGACAGAGAGAGGACTTAGGTTTTGGTGCTCTTATGCCTAAAGGTTATGGAGCTATTGGAGCAGGAGTTAATAAAATAGGTAGGAACTTATTTGGTTCTAATGATCCAATATTAAAAGAAAGAGCTGCAGTTGAAGGAGC